TCTTTTGATATTTCACCGTTTTTATAAACTTGCGGTATTAAAATTTTGTAGTATTGCATTTTTGTTTCTTCATCTACTTTACCTTCAACATCATTAAATAAACCATTTAAAATTGCCATCTCTTGTGACTCATTTTCTTTTCTTGGAAAAGATATATTGCCATCGTAAGTTCCAAAAGAAACTGTTTCACCTTCTGCTTCTTGTATAGCTACACCATCTTCGTTACTACCGTCTTCAAATCCCATTCGTTTTACAACACCTGGTGCTTTTTTTCTAAGAGCTGTAATACCTGCATTAGGATCACCACCATTTTTTAAACCTATGATACCACCCTTAGCAGCTAGAGCTGTAAAATCTGTAACGTCTGCTTTAGATCTAGGGATTCCTGTAATTTCCATTGGAGTTAAATTTATATCAACGGCAGCTTGTGCTTCTTGACCAGCTGCTTGTTGTTCTTGCATATATTTTCTATAAGCGTCTTCTGTTAATTCATTTAGTTCTTTTTGATTTTTATAGTCTAAATACGCCTTACCTGCGGAACCCCCTATTTTAATAAGGTCTTTATACTTATCTGCATAATTTAAAGCTGTATCAATGTATTCTAAAATTTTAACCATGAATCTATATTCCCTTGAAATTGTTATATATTAAAAACGCAGGGATTTCACCTGAACTTATACTATTATCCTTTTTCACCCAATAAATCAAGAGGTGGCATGATAACCCTTACATCAATTTGACCCTCTTCCTCACTTAGATTAGCTGCCTTATAAGCTGCTTCATCCTTGTAAATTTCCCCTGTTTTAGCATTTTTATATGTTGTAATAATCTCTGTTGGTTCAATTAATGGCACATCTTTACCATCTACTTTAACGGTTTTCATTTAAGTCCTATCTTGTTGTAATACACTTATTGTAACTATTGGGTTTGCTACATCAGAAAGCATTTGAATTTTATCTCCTTCTTCTAGTATTAATACAGTTGAGTCATCTCCTTTTAAAAATTCTTGCTTTATGGTAGTTGCTAAAGAATGTTTATCATAGATAAACGCTGTGCTTGATCCACTATCATAAATAGATAAAGTCAAAGCAGATGTGCCTGCATTAGCATTATAAACTGAAATAGATTTAATAATACCTACAGTAGCAGTTGGTACTGTATAACAGTCAGCTGTAGTAGCAGCAGCCAAAGTAGTAATATGAAGTTTATATGCATTAGCCATTATAGTCTTTTTATAATTTTAACTTAACTTATAAACAAAGTAAAGGCTTCTTGTTCATCCTTTAACTGTTGTTGATATGTAGTATTCATTTTTTGTACAATAGATATTACATTGTTTGCTAGGTTTTGAACGTTTTGTTGATCAAAATCTGGTCCTTCTATTGTTGATATTACCTCTGATATTTTAGCCATTATCTTCTACCTCCTGCGTGTATGTCTAATCTAAAAGTTCCTAGTCGCCAGTTTTCTCCCGTGCCAGTATTTGCTACTTTAAATGCAATCTGACGAGCTCGGATTCTAGTGTTAAGTTGAGTTGTACTTGTAGTTGCAGTAAAATTATTATTAACTGCAGTGCTGTTGGGAAAAGCTTTGGTGCTTAAGGTTACTTGAGCATTACCAGTCTGTGCTCCAAAGTCTGGTATAAATCTACTAATACGCATTATGTACTCGCCTTCTCCTCTTAAATCTCCTTCTTGACCGCCAATATCATAATCACCTGATTCTATGTTAGCTAAAATAGCATTAGTAGTACCATTAGCAAAAACTTCATCAGTTCCTACTTCGTGCTGCCAAAAATAACTAGCACCATTTGTAACTGCATTTACACTTGGTTCAGTAGGAGCAATCCCTGTTACATACTGTGTAGCATAAGGTTTTCCATAAACTCCTTCTGGAGTCCAAGTAGTTCTAGCAAGTGAACTTGTAGTCCAAATAGGATCAGCGTCGGTTGATTCTATATAATTGTAACTAACAGAACGATTAATTTCATCTGATCCTTGACTACAATAAAACCAAGTTACTTCACCAAATAAATTATTTACTGCCCCGTGAATTTGTTGATTAGCATTAACATTAATATCTTCAAACACATAGTCTTCAACAAGACAAGGCATACTGTAAACTCTACCCCCTGTGTATTTAAAGAACCCATTTGGTCCCATCCAATAAGCAACCCCATCAATTTCTAAAGGTGCGTGTTGACTAGATATACCACAGTTAGTTCCTACTTGTTCAAAACCAAAAGTAAAAGGCTGACCAACAAACTTCATTGTATACATTGCTGTATCTGACCATACATATAAAGCTGTTTTACCTGCTATTACTGAAAGTAATTTAGATCCATCAGGTAATCTTTGAGATCCCGCTGTATTAGTAGCACTAGCAGTATAAGCATCTGTGCCATCAATATTTTCTTGATCAGAAAATCTTACAAACATATCATCTTGAGTAGTTGAATCCCCTATTGTAGTTTCGGTTCCAATAAATACTAAATGTCTATCAGGTGTAGAAACAGCCATATCTCTTGAAGCAGTTGGTGCATTTGATAATACAGTTGCTCTAGTTGTTAGAGCATTAGAGACAGTTGGATCCCATTGAAATACTTTTTTGTTATGAACTAAAGCTAATAAATTTTGTCCATAGTTTACTAATCTCCATTGGCCAGGTTCAATTACAACTTGGGCTGAAGAACTTGCACTTCCCCATCCTACATAACTACTAGCATCATAAACCGTAGCTCCATTAAGATGAGAGGATCTTGTACTTCCACTATAGGCTCTTGTAATTCCTGTTACTTTATTTCCTGTAATTCCTGTGTATCCAATTAGTTCATTGCCTACTTGAATAACTTCTGTTGATGAAGAAGGAACTGTAAATCCTGTAGTTGATGTTAAAGTAATTTCTGTAGCTGAACCATTATTACCTTGTGCATCATCTGCTAAAGCACCATTTAAGGTAGTTAGTGTTGGTGGAACAACTCTACCTCCAAAAGTATTTGTACCCCATCCATAACCATAACCTTGAGTAACAGGTCCTATTTCATAGTAAGGATCTATGGTAGCTGTTGCAATATTTCCTCCCGTACCACTTTCATTATTACTTGTTAAAGTTGTCATAGTAGTAGTTAAAGTTGTGGCCGTAGGGATTGTAACTACTTCGAATAATTTTCCATCAAAATCAGAAGCAGTATAAGAAGTACTTACTCCAGTCATAGCTGTAGTTCCATTTCTAATTAAAAAAATATCACCTATTTTTAAATTATGAGCAGAACCAAAAGTAAAAGTTAAAGAAGCACTTCCATTAGTGCTTTTAATAGAAACTGCTGTTTGTATTTTTGTAGTATCTATTGGAGTAATATCATACACTGCGCCTTCAAAATAAATATAAAGCATTTTGTTCGTGCCAATTGCTACATATTTATTTCCAATATTGTCTACCCAAGCATGTTGATCTCTTCCTGCACCTACTAAATTACTTGAAGTAAGTTGTTGCCAACCTCCAATTTTTTCAGGATAACTATATCTAAATCTCATATAGTCTCCATTAACCCAACGGCTTTCAGCTCCTGTATCTGAGGATTGTTTATCTAAACCTGGTTTAAGTGTAATTTTTCGTAACATAAAGCCTCATTATAATACTATTTAGCAAATGATGGTAGACCCAACATCGGTCTTCCATCAAATCTATTCTTATTAGC